CTGCGGCAGCATAACCCCAGACTTGTTTTTGAGCTAAACCATAAGAGCCCGCAACCATTTTCATGGTAGAGGCTAGTCGGTTCATTTGGCTAGTGTACTGGGCTTGGGTTATCTTACCCTTTGAGAGGTTTTTGGTGAGCAGCGTTACTTGACTGCTCACCTGACCCCATGATAAGGCCATTCCTTTTGTTGCGGTACGTGTTTGACTTACCCCTTGCTGAAGGTCGCGGGATAGGTCGCTCATGTCTGCTCGTACTTGAACAAACAGCCTTTCAATCAGTCGGCCGATCATCCGGATACTCCTTCATTAGCTTTTCCAATGAGTTTGAAGTCATGGGGGTCTCGACCTCTCCGTACTCTTTTTCTACATACCCTTTGAGGGCGGCTTGCCATTCTCGTAAGCTCATCCCCCAAAAAGTGTCAGGAGTGTATCGAATATGGCCAAAAGCAATCTTCATCCAGTACTCCCATGGCGTCTTAGAATGGCCGCCCTCTACTTTCCCGCAGGGGCAACGTCCTCCCCTGCTTCTTGTTCACCGAAACCCGCAGCGGCGAAACATTCTTGAACTTTTGCCATCAGATCAGTGATCTTGATGTCCCAGCCAATCATGTCTTTTCTGTCAATCTCGGTATGACCCCCACCGTTGAGCAAAGCCACAAAGATAGTCAAGACGTCTCGCATACGGCTTTTTGCCATCACCTCATCAATCTCAGTAAGACTATCAACACCCAAGTCTTCTTCAATCTGAGCGATGGCCCCCAGGGTTAAGCACAAGTTGTATCTTTTCCCGTTGGGGCCCTCGATGCTGATTTCGCCTCTTTGTTTATTTGCTTTCTTAGTCATTTCTATCCTCCTTAAGTTTGGGTTAAGATGCTGCTGTGAAGGTAAGCTCACCCGCGGACTCGAATGTCATCGAGTAAGTGGCTTCCGCGTTGTATTCGCCGGCGTAGTCGATCGCCGTCACCTGAAAAGGCCCTTCAACGGTACCAAAGTCGGGAACAATGAACTGGTAGTCTTCCAAAGTTTGGGCAAAGAAGAAGCCTCGAATATCTTCCTCTCCGGCACTGTCTTTGAAAACGCCAGACCCCGTAATCGTTGCGGATTTCATTCCCGCATTAGCAAGCAATTCCCTCCACTTGTTGCTTGAGTCCGAGTCTGAAACATCCACAGTCTCAGCGTTCAATGAGATTGACTTGGACCTCAGTCCACCGACAGTTACAAAAGTACCTGCCCCGTCTGAGTCCACCTTTATAAGAACGTCACTTCCTTTTTGACCAGCCATTGTCAGGTCTCCTCTGTTACGGCCCGGAACAGCCCGATGCCATGGTAAAGTTGTCCCTCACGTTCCACAGTACGAGACACGCGCCGGCAGTTCACCAGGTTGTGGTCCGTGAGTGAATACGTAGTGACATCATGCAACAACTCGTAGACTCGCTGCATAATCTCTCGTGCCCTCTTTGATCCTTCCTTGTCATCCCAGACATGGATATAGACGGCATGTTCTTCCCCATTGTCTGTGCTTGTATCCCACTCATTAGAGTCTGAGATATGATAGACAATGTAGGGGTATGGTGTGCGTCGAGGTATGAAGTCATACACTCGCTGACCGATGAGCGCCTGGAGCGTGGCGTCACCACGAAGCGCTGTGATGTGCGCAGCTTGCAGTTGATCGCCTGAAGCCTCAGCCATTATACTGCTCCTTTGATTGCGTCATGGATTGCGTCGATAATGCGCTGTCTCCAGCGCGCAAGCGCCGGTCTCAGGAAAGGACGCGGCAGCATGTTGCGGGTACCATACTCAAGTTCACGGGCATAAGGTGCCGAAGCCGATATGGTAAGATTGTACTGGGATGAGTCCACCTCAACGTCAATCGAGTTAACCAACATGCCCAAGTCTTCAGCCGGTGCCTCAAATGGACGCGACACTTTCACTGTCCTCTGTGGACGGTAACGCTGAACGACAGGTCCGGACTTGGTTCTACGCAACTCTTGTTTGATGTCCTGCTCAATAGGTTGAGTCAGCGAACGCAACGCACTTACGACTGCGGCCTGTATTGACCAGTCGAGCCGTTTGACTTTGGCTTGCAGTGATGAGAGATTACGAACACGAACATCAAGACGAGGCATCACATTGGCCCCCCTTCACGAAGAGTCATGTATAGCCATTCCAAACGATTGTCGGGATCGAAGGCCTGCTCGATGTAATAGTCAACGCTACGAAAGCGCAACGTCATACCGGGCTTTACTAGAGTGTTATAGCGGAGCCAGCACTTGTGCGTTGTCACTTCGGTGAACTGATCCCCCCACTGACGTTCCCGAGCGCTTACTGGGTCAATACGCGCCCAATACTCGCCCAACAAAGTATCTTCACTCGGGTCCTCACGATCAAAGCCCCCCGAACCATCATCGGTTCGAGTGACTTCATAAATCGAGACCCGGTGGCGAAGCTTGCCGATGTCAAATAGTCTGCTCTTCATAGCTTACGCACCTTGTACCGGTTGATGATCGACTGCAGGTGTACGGGTGCCACAGCCTGGTTCATGTCCGACTGAGTCTTGGTAAACTCGCGGTTCTCATACCAATGGGCAGCCAATTGTTTTGTTGCAGTACGAAGGGGTGAGGGTACATCAGTAACAAGATCGCCATAGCCAGCGACATACACTACCTTTACGCCTTGACGATTGCGGGTAAACACTGGCCACGTTGCCCCGGTGTTAAGTATGACCTCGCCTGGGGTTTGCGCAGTGTTCAAGAAATAGTGGTCAGCATCGAATGTGGTCTCAGTGTTGTCATTATCGAAGGTAGAGATTGATGTTACAGATTGAAGGGGCCCAATGGGTAGCTCAAAGGAGCGGGCATCGCCTTGGGTAATCGAGCCTATACGAACCCCGTCCCACCAACCCAAGGAGTCTTCAGTCTTAGGAAAGGCATCCATGAACATTGTCCAGGTTTGCGTGATGAGCGCTCGTCCCGTGTGAAGCTCAATATACTCACGGGCAGACTGGATCAGAGAAGTAAGCAAGTCGCTATCGACTGAGTCAAGAGCGCCATCGCCCCGCAGAAACGTATCCATCTGAGCCGTTGTCGCTATCTCGGTTGTGGGTGCAGTCGTGAGTACGTTTGAGATTTTCATGGCCGTTCCTTTCATCTGTTAAACGACGGCCAGCTCCGGAGGATGGTAGAGCTGACCGTCGGCCTCTAGTGATGAAAATTACACTGGAGGGTTCGATGCAGGAGCCTCATAAGGCTCAAGCAAAGCCAGCACGGCCATTGGCGCGTTACCGGTGTTGGCCACAACGTCGTCGATTTCAATGGACACATAGTCCTGATCGCCTTTGTAACCAATCTTTCGTGTTTCGCCGTCAGACTCGAAAGTAAACCCGGCAAGAGCCTCCGTCCCGACCAGGTCCTTGTCTGCCACAGCCGTGTGTGCGCCTTGTGTCGAAGTCGAGCCTTCTTTAATGGTGACTTCCCAAGTGGCGTTGGAGTCGGCAAGGGTGCCGAGGAGGATGATGAAAGTCACAGACTTGTAATGACGGACATCAATGGCGGCAGAAACCTGAGCTGTGCCGTCGGAAACCACCACGGGCGCAATCGCAACTACCGGGTGGATGTTGTTCATAAGGTCCCGTTTCATGGGTATCTCCTTGAGTGAACGATTAAGGGGCAGACGAGGCGCTCATTCGCCTCGCCCAAGGGTTGGGATCAATTCGCAAACTGCAAGAATTTGATCGCGTCGAAGTGATCGGCGCCACCGCCCACACGCTTGGTGGTGTAGAACTGGATGTACGGCTTGGCCGAGAACGGGTCACGAAGGACACGAACACCGATCCGGTCAACAATCAGATAGCCGCGCTGGAAGTCACCAAAGGCGATGGCATAAGCATCGCTGGCAATGTCCGGCATGTCTTCCATTTCGTAGATCGGATAGCCCATCAGACGATCAGGCTGGCCATCACGAAGGCCTGAAGACCACAGCTGACGGCCATCGGCATCGCGCAGCTTCATGATGCTGGATACCGTTTTTCGGTTCATGGTGAAGCGCGCATTCCGACGAAACACAGGCTTCAGGGCATAGACAAGGTCTACAATGTTGGTGGACTCAGCGCCTGGATTAGAGGAGCTATCCGCCCAATCACCATCAACACCAGTGATGATACGGCCGTGCTTACCCCACTCCCAACTGTCGTTGTCCACTTTGTCGTAGGTCGTGAAGCCGCGGGGTTTCGCAGCGCCATTACCGTTGACGAAGGCAGCCCCTTCCTGCTGAGCGAACTCAATTGCAACCTCGTCGGCAAGCCAGTTGTCGATGCTGATTGCGGAGTCATCCAGGATGGACTGCGTTGCCGAAGGGTTGGCATACAGCTCCATGACTGGATACTCGAGCACGTCGAGAGTCGGCGTATCCGTGTTGGGACGCGAAGACTGTTCGCCGACCCAGCCGCTGGTTGCACCACCCATTGACACTCGCTTTTTGTACGAAGCTGTGGACACTTGAACCACTCGGGCGATGTTTCGCATCTCAGAGATTTCCGTGATGACCCGGTCAATCGCCGTTTCCATTTGCACGGGAACTGTGTACCCGCCTTCAGGGTCAGTGCCGACGCTCAAAGCTTTTTTCTGGATGTCACCCAAAGAGTCTTCGCCGGCGCCTTTGCGGAACCAATCATCAAAAGCTTTTTTGTGCTCCATTTGATCTTCAGTCATTTGCGACTTGGTGCCATCCGACTGAGTCATCAGCGGGCGGTTGTTCGCCAAACGCAGGTCTTCGACAAGCTTCTTTTGCTCCTCGAGGGCCGTAGTCAGGTTTTTCACTTCGTCCTGAGTGACCACGTCGGCGGTTTTGCCGTCGATGGATTTCTTCATTTGGACAAACTCGTTGTCTGTCTTTTCCATGAAGCTCTCGAACGTCTTGGAAAAGGTGTCCAGTACGCTTTTGATTTCCACAGTATCCGGTGTGGTGCCGCCAGCGTCCTTTGTTTCGAGCGGACCACCGGCAAGGGGGTAAGAGTGACGTTTCATGTCATTCTCCTTTGCAAGGTTTCATTCATCCGACGGATGCTATCCGCCAGATCGTTAAGCCCGTCGTCAGGATCACCCTGTCCGTCGGATGTGTTAGCGGCATCCCAGCCACCCGCAATAAGCTTTACAGCCATCGCATTGGGCATGCCTGCGTCTCGCAGTACACGCTCCGCATCTCGCTTGCTCCAGTCACCCTTAACTGACGTGACCGTAGCAGACGTCAGCATGGGGAAAGTTACAAGCGAGATTTCCCACAGGTCAAGTTCCTTCAGTTGACGATAGCCCGTGGCGTCGTCCCTTGATGCCTTGATCGTGCGGTATCCAATCGAAAGCCCGTCGATGACACCGGCCTTCATAAGTTCATAAGTCTCCTTCGCTTTGGCGACGGAGGTAAGCAAACGGCCCTTGACGTAAAGGCCGCTGGCATCTTCAGACATCTGCTCCCAAATACCGATGGGATAAGACGGGTCGTGTTGCCAAAGCATCTTGACTGCCTTAGCTGATCGAGTTCGTAGTGACTTTGTGAAGGCACCCCTCAAGACCATATCACCGCCTTGATCGCGGTCATCGAACTTGGAAGCGTAGCCCTCAAACGTGCCCTCGTCGGAAACCTCCTTGAGGTCGAGAGGTACAAACTTCTTTTCAGTGTTCGTGGCCATGTGTGAGTTCCTTTCCTGCGTGATATTACCCCAGTTGAGGGTGTTTGGCAACCATATTACCGCTTCGTAACATACGCCCATATTGCTGCCATCACGCCACCCGTTAGGATTGTGGTGATCGACACAATGACGCCCGAGCCTACTCGCTCAGCTGTTTTCCTGTATTTTGTGACCCACTCTTGGTTCTGTCTGAACTGACGGACGTGGTCAATATCGGCGGGGTCAATACCTAAACCAACAAACGTCTCCGAGACAGCCTGGTGTGTGGCCTCCCGTACAACCTGTCTGATCCGTAGCTCTTCCTCTGGTGTAAGTGGCATATAAGTCGGCCTCTATATTAGCATGTAGTTAACAGTACATCGGCAATGGACTCTGTTCTTGGCCGATGCGGTTGATACCCCTGGATACATCATCAGTTCACCTCCAACAGTGAACGGCTGATTTATCTCTTTCGTTTGACCATGAGCTGCGGCATGGGCTGATCGTACCAGGATGTCTTCACGAGACACCCAACTCTTACCCATTCTTACCCCTAGGCTATTTGCAGCTTCCCAGGCACCACGCTCAAGCGCAGTGTGGGCTTCAGTCCCCGCAATCCTTAATGCGTAGTTTCTTGTTGTTAGAATGCGGATGATGTTTTGGCGTACTTGCATTGGCGTTTCACCCGAGGCCAACTCGGTACTGATCCGAGCTCGGAGAAAGCCTTCAATCAGCTGAGCCTGTTCGCGGGAGTACACACGTAGCTCCGGACGAATAAAGTTAAGCAGGAACTCAAGCTGTTCGTTCTTACGTCCCGCTAGTCTGATGACGTGCATCATACCATCTTGAATGATGGTTTCGTGAAAGCGGTACAGCAAGTCTTGAAGATCAAGGCGCCAGTTCTCAAGCGCGAGGTAGATCATCATATGCGCCTGAGAGTTCGCCTGCGCATCCCACCGAGCGTCGATATGACGAGCCAGAGCCGAGTTCAAGCGATAAACGCTAGTTGTCATGCGCTGTTGATGCCTAATCAGCAGCTGGCTTGATATTATGCGCTCTTCAAGTGACATCAGCTATCTTCGTCCTCGAAGGGATCATCGCCATCGCCGGAAGGCCCCTCGCCCCCGCTGGGGTCCGAACGTTCTGCAGACAGCGGCATTTCGTTCATGGGGCCGAAGATTGACAAGCCTACCTCGGGGTCACGGTCATACTTGTCATAGCCAATGGCCTCCCGCTTTTCATCAACCGTAAGTACTTTGGACTCATTGACTCGTTTCCACAGGGCTTCCCGTTCATCGGCGAGGGCTTCGAGGGAGTCAAGGTCTGTAAGAACTTCAAAGTTGTCACCGTAAACGGGTTGCAAGAAACTGGTCAGGTCACCGCAGACGTGAGAAACGAGGGGTATCACTGTCTGGCGATACAACGCCCTAACAGCCTGACTGTAGTTGGTGTAAGTGTTGTCCCCTGGGATACCTAAGAGCTGGGGAGGAACACCAAAAGACAAGGCGATGTCCCGGGCTGATTGGTTCTTAGCCTCGGTGTATTCCATGTCTTTGGGTGCGAGGGACATCTCTTTCCAATCCAAGCCTCCCTCCAGTAGTAGGGGCCTGCCCGCATTCTTGGCCCCCTGGTACTTTTCCTCCAGCTCTGTCTTCAGCCGCGTGAACTGATCATCGCTTAGTGCTTCGGTCCCCGACTCCCCGCCAGAATATACGAGGGCCCCCGAAGGTCGAGCCATATTGTCGAGAAGCGCCTTACTGAAGACGTTGGATTGGTTGTGAACATCAATAGAGTAAGCGGCAGGTTCCACGGGTGAAAGTCCATAGCTGTCATCCGTCGGGTGAAACTCTTTGATGTGTAGGATGGGAAGGAGGGATCTTGGGCCACCGGTGACCGGAAATTCTACTTTTGTTTGACCCACTGTGTACGTGTACTTGGCAGGGTAACCCCTTACGCCTGGAGTAATAGTCATCCGGTCCGGCCGAAGAACAAATAACTCACGAATTTGGCCATCAAGTAGGTTGGGCTCGATATACACATTGCCGCTTAAAAGCAAAAAGGAGTAGAGCCGTGTCAAGAGCTCTTGTCGGGACTCAAAAGGGTTAGGACGTTTCATAAGATCAAGAAGCGGATGAGTTTCTAACTCCTGACCCCCTTCCCTCACAATGAAGGGCATCTGTGCCGCCGCCTCAGCGATCATACGAACACAGCGGTAACTAACCGCGTTCATTTGGTAGGACTCTTTTGACAACTTGGCGTAGTCTCGAGTTGTCCAAGAGGGCCGCCCCATAGTTTGCATGTAAATGGCGCGGCCCGTTTTAGAGGCCTTTTTATCGGTCATTCTCATCTGAAAGCCCCTATGTTATGAACTCGTAGGCACCGGCATCCGGCGTGGTTGTGTCGCGTCTTGGGTTATTGAGTAGGTCAAAGTCGGGAGTGTATCGAGGGTCTGCGGCATTACGAGCAATTGAGCCCGATTGCAAAGTGTAATCATCCCCGCCAGCATCGGTGAAGCTCGGATCGGCAGTCACATTGGATACCAGAAGAACTTTATCAGTCATGCTATCGTCTATACTGATATTGTCGGTGTTCCCAAAGCAAATATTATTGGCAAGGGTTATATCTGTGCCCAGCTGACCTAGAGGACCAATACGAATACCCTCGGCAGCGCCCGATGTATGCCCTACAACAGTGTTATGGGCTACAAGGATACGACGAAACACCCCTTGACCATCATCGAGAGCATCCCCATCGGTTACGTGAGGATAGATCAACACCCCCCTTTCGCCGCAATCTCGAACCAGATTGCCCACTATGTCGATGTCTTCAAGTATGTGACGAGGGTTGACATCTCCCGCCTCTCGAGTAAGAACAATCCCATTATTTCCGCAAGAGTCGATCTGGTTACCGAAGATATATATCCGACGGCAATACCACCGACCGGTATCAACGTAAATACCATGAGCGTCTTGACCAGATATGTCATTAAAGCTGATCACTCCATCTTCTGCGCCCGCCTTAGCATCAATACCATACTGTCTGCTAGCACTCATGACATTACGAGAGATGTCAAACCCCTTCAGACCCCCACCGACCGATATACCTTCTACAACTCCATCAACCAAGTTGTGGGCCCCTATGGTATTTGAGTCAACCCGTAAGTCACGAATAAGCCCGATGGGTATGCGGCTATCAACCACAGGGGGTTGTGAGTTCGGGGATAACAAGTACCCCAGGCAAGAAATAGCTGACGCCCTTGAGTTATTGATTTGGTTTTTGGCAATTCGTATCCCTTGTACCCCGATCTGATTAAACCCCGTGGTAGAGCCCAGTATTTCGATGCCGTTTGGTCTTTTGCCATTCGTATGGATATCCGTTAAGTTTTGGATTACTATACCTGCGATCCGAATGAAGCTACGACCGATAGCGCGTATCCCGCCGAGATGGGAGCCGCCTGTGCCAGGAGAGAGAGGGTTACCTTCACCGTCTATTGTTACGGTTTCTCCCGGATAGGCAATAAAACTCAAGTACTGGTCTCTTTTCCCGGAGGCTTCGATCTCAAAAGGCGTGTAAGTCCCCGCTCGTAGATAAGTAAAGTCCCCCGGGTTTGCGTTAACAGCCGCGTAAGCCGGTGACTGCCAGGGTGAAGCTTCAGTCAAGGCCTCTCCCGTGTCACTACCACTGGACACGTCAACAAAACGACGAACTAGAGAACACAGGGTATCCTGGCCTTCTTGAGAAAACTGTTCTTCAAAAATCACTAGACGCTCAATACCGCCGTCCGGTTGTTTGTCTCCCGCTACCTTGTGCCCCAATCGAAAAGTGTCGAAAGGGGGCACGGTACCCGTCCCTTCAGTGACGGAGCCTCCGTTCATGCTAATACGAAAAGCGTCTTCAGACCAAGAACAAGCCACCCGACTCATTAGAGGGCCAATTGACTCCGTTGAACCGAAAAGGTTAGTCTGGGCGGAGCCCCCCGACAAAACGCTCAGCCTGTACTGTTCAGTCGAGTGAAGCCATAGACGAATGGCATTGTTTTCAGTACCGTCATCCAGTTGCCAAACTCGTTCGAAGTTGCCCACCGTGTTTTCTTGCTGAAAGTAACATACTACAGTCCCAGCACTCAGCTCCAAATTGTCAATAGCCAATGTAGGGCTGTCGCCTTCTGAAGCATCAAGCCTGATCCGGCGAATACCGTCGTCTCCCGTAAGGATCTCGCCGGTGGGGAATTCCGTAAGAAAGTGAGTCTCTCTGAGAACACGACCTCTTTTACGGGCGTAGACCCCGTTCTCAAAGTCCATGATGATCGAAGGCAGTTCACCGTCGGGTCCCAAATAGTCGGAATAGTCCCGAAGTCCTAAGACTGATTGAACTTCCGTTTTCAGGTTAAGCCCTAAGTTGATGGTCTCTTCCGCTCGAGCCTGGTCGTTCATCCTTTGACTGAAAAAGTCGGCAAGCACTTTTCGATCATTCAAATGTTGCCAGCCCACCTCAGATCGAATAATTTTTTCTTTGGAGGGGTAATCCGCGATCAGCAACGTAATAAGCTCATCGGGTGTGGTGGGGTAGGGGACAAAGGACATAGTCGACTCCTGCTGAAGGCGTTTGCCCCAGCATATCACGCGGCTAGTGATTTCGTCAACTTCAATTATGGCTTACGTTACGCGCGTTGCATTGCTTACAAATTGCGCATCCGAGGCTCGGCTTGTTTGCGATTACTCAGCTCAGCAAGTCCCCACACTAGGGCGTCTAGTCGGTCAGGCGACTTGCCCTCTATAGTTCCGGATGGATCAAAGTCGCACATTTGGTCTTCGAGGTCACTGAAGCTACCGACATGATGGACACGACCTTGTTCATATAGCCCTGCAATCGGCTCAGCTCTGATCCACTTGCCCTTCGACGCGCGGACCTTGATAACCTTGACTGTGGGATCAACGTTCTTGATTGTGCTCTCAACCATGTCACCTCCTTGGTTCACCTCGCAGACGATGGCGTTGGCCATGTGTTTGTAGTATTGCGAGACTGCCATCGCTGCCCAGCCTTCCGGGCTACGGCCTTGCACTGTGCTGTCTTCGTGAACATAGAAGTGGGCGTGGTTGGTGTTGGGGGTGTCACGGCTTGCTGTAATGATACCGCACTCGTCTGAGTCTGCGTTACCCGTTGTCGGCGGGTCAACCGCTACCACAGTCATGTTCAAGTCTTCGGGAACCTCACTGAACTTTTTACGGCTTGAGTCAATCAATCCCTGATGGAACAGAGCGTTAGGGTTATCATCCAGGATTTCGGCGCTGAGCTCTTGTCGTCCGAGTCGAGTTCCCTCATATCGACTGACGATAGCCTCACGGAATGACTCTGCAAGGTTATCGAGATTGTCGTAGGTGTGGCCTTTGGTGATAAGGGTGGATCGTCGAGCGACAATCTCCTTGAGGAGCTTTGTGGGTTTAGGGGTTGTGGTGATACACTGGACGGGCTTCTTTCCGAGTCGCAACCCGAACTGCAGCTGATCCCACGCCTCCTGTTGATAACGCCACTTACAAAGTTCATCAAGCCACGCAGCATCATGCTGGGGTCCACGTAAGCTTTCAGGGTCGTCAGCAGAGAAGATAGTTGCTCGAGCGCCATTGGGCCACGTAAGCCTCCGTTTTGAGGGTTCATAGTTTGGTTTATTCCATGGCGGACTAACGGCGATGATGCCGCTTTCGCCCTCCACCATAACGTCACGAGCGTCACCTGCGTCTTCCGCGACCAGCGCAATACGTCGGTATTTGTGATGCTCCACTAGGTCACGCACCCACTCAGCACCGGATCGTGTCTTACCGAAGCCCCGTCCTGCTAGAATAAGCCAGGTAAGCCAAGAGGTTGTACTATTAAGCGTAGGTGGTAGTTGCTGAGGACGCGCCCAAAAGCTCCACTGGTATTGAAGTAACGTTGCCTCCTCATCAGTCAGACTACCCAAGAGTTTCAGTATTTTTTCGGGGTCAACCTGTTTGCGTAAGTCATGTAGGTTGAAATGGGCAAGACTCATTTTTCTACCTCGGTATATTCGGCGTCTATTACATCCGGGTTTTTAGGGGGCAGGGAAGGGGCTGCCACACCGAGGATGCTGGCCATCTTATCAACTAGCTGCTCAGCCGCGCCTTCGAATTTGTGGATATGTTCAGTGGTTTGTCGATCACCGAACTCCTCGGGCATACGCGACTTGGCCAAGAACATGAGCAGGTTGTCCGAGTACACTTGCTTGTGGCCAACGACTTTGCCGTCGTGATAGATCGCTTGCTTCACGCCATCGACCCCTCGACGTTTCACTTCGGCGCGGATCACGTCATCGCCGTCTGCTCGTGCGTCCTGATACGCCTGCTCAAAGTCAGGGTCTTCTTTGCGACGACGCTGAAAGTACTTAGTACCGCAGCCACACGCCGCTGCAGCATCTTTGTTTGTTACTCCTTCACGAATTAGAGTCAAGTACTGCTCACGCATTTCGGTATCAAAGCGGCCCTTATCGTAGGCTTTCTTGCGCTTGAGCGTGACTTTGCGACCGGACGGTAGTCTTATTCGCTGCTTGGTCGGCGCCAATGGGTCATTGATCAGGGGCTTCTTGCGTTTAGGCATACTAAATAACTCCCGGGTTCTATTCCAGGGGCCATTGTGCCGAGTTTTGTTCGGTTTGTCAACGGCGTTGCCGGCGGACTCGCCTTTGTGCGCGTTTCAATTCGTGCGCGTATAGCTTGGGTATCCATACCTGCGCATATATGCGCTCGACACTGGCCAGGTCGGGGTGACGGTGTATCCACAGTCCCGTGTCTGGGTCGAAGTGACGTTGGAAAAATCTATCGAGCCGGTGATTGCCCGTTGCGGTGTTGCGTTGACTGTGAACGCGCTGGGAAAGCTCGTCATACTCGGTGTCCGTCATCGTGTGCCGGTAGCCCCTCTCATAGGACCAGGCAGCCACCGCAATTTTGATACGGTCCCGCCTGACTTGTTCGACGAGGTTACCCCACTTACTCATCGTCATCTCCTAACCAGCGGTACCCGACCCCAGATACGCTCACGATCTTATCCTTAAGGTGTGGGTACTTTTTTCGGATATGGGACAACCTGACTCGTATGTTTGCCCTTGGGTCCATGTCCCCTTCATCTCTGTCTTCCAGCATACGGATATGGAGGGTATCAAAGCTAACCAACCTACCGGGGTTGCTCGAGAGGATGGTAAGTAACCGAGCTTCAAAAGGACGTAGCAAGGGGTACTTATCCATTACTCCAAGCAAGGGCTCCCCGTTGCCTTTTAAGTAATCAATCTCCTCTTGAAGCTCTCGATATTTCTCATCTGTCACCTTTTGAGGGGTGGGGTCTAAGCTCAATGCCCAGAGGATTGCCCGTAAGCTTTGAGCCGGCAGGTCAAGTTGTTTTTCGGTAAGCTCGGTCTCTTCGGCATTAAGAATTATGGACAAAAACTCAGACTGGGGTTGGTGCCTCATTTTGTGAAGTCGCTGAGCTTCCTCTGAGCTTAAAAACCTTTGGTTTCTGAGTCTATCAATTACAAGCACGACGGTATCTCTCCTGCATCTGCTGAAACTTAAGCCACTGGGCATAGTAAGTCGACAAGGTGGGCAGGGGGGTGGGTATTTCCACGACTGCCTTCATGTCCCGGTACGTCGATGGATTGCTGTTGCACCCGACAAACAGGATAGCGCAAGGAACCCGGAAGTCAGGGTCACTGCGAACAAAGCTTTGGCTTTCTC